ACAGAAAATAGAAATTCAGCGGATAGCCCATATTTTTATTTTAGAAATAATGTATTTGTCGTTGTTAGTGAATATGCAAATGTAAAAGATGATTTTACACCAGCACATGCAAGACAACCATTGAAAGAAATTCCAAAAGTTTACAATAGAATTTTTGGAATTGAATCAGAAGCAACAAGACAAAAATCATTGCTAAGAAAAATTGAGGCAATCAACGAGGATACATTTAATAAACTGATTAATAGTTTTATTAAAGTACCTAGCAAAAAAGAGCAGAAGCAAGGCAATAAAGAGATATCATTTAAGTATGATGAACTTGCTGAAAAAACTTTGATTGATCTTGATGAGATAAAAGAAGCATTATCACACAATCAAAAAATGGTTAACTTCTTTTCTGCAATGGTTAACTATGTCAATGATGAGAATAACTTTGATCAAGATGATGAGAACAATACGACAGTTCAAGTTGATGAGAAGTTAAAAGCAGATCATTTAAAAGTGTTTAGAAATTTAAGAAACACCATTAATGATTACAACAAACCACCAGTTGTTGATGGTGGAATTGAGGAACATTCTCAAGTTGCTTAGTCATTAATTAACTAACAATTAAAGAGCCATTGAATTAATTTTTGATGGCTCTTTTTTTATGCCTAATTTTTTTGGCCTCACCATTAAAGACACCCTACCAAAAACTTTCATAGATACACCCATGACCACCCATTAAAGTTTTATTAAGTGGTTTACAATTCACTCAAGAGATACGCCTCAATGAATGCCCTCACTTCTAAAATTATATTAACCATAAAATAATTCTTAATAGTATTTTAAATTTATTCTTATAGTTCCTACCTATATCAACTTGATATAGATCAAAAAGATATACATTTCAAAAACTTAGGTGTACCATGCAGGTTGCCAGGGGGGGTACCGGGTATATCCTATACGCCATTGCTGGAAAATTACTAGAAATCTATGTAAACCACTTTGGTGGCCACATTAGTATGGACTCTGTAGGGGTCCCACACCCATATGGGAGTCCCTAATAGGTCATTATGTAATACATATAAGGCCCTGGGGGGAGGCCCTAATACCATTATACACCCCTATTTCGATTTTGTCAATAAAAAAATAAAAAAATGTATTGACAGAATCGCTATACACCTGTATAATATATATAATTAGTAGTTACCAAAGGGTCACACACAATAAAACATTATAAAACCATGGACATTCACGGTAACTACATGATATATAACGAATTTTTTGTATGGCAATAAGAACATTTAAGAGTTATTGGCGACCGAGCCATTATCATCACTTTGATGAAGACCATTTTAACAGTATATTTAGGAAAAAATCTAAAAAAACTAACGATAACCAGTGCGAACAATTGAAGAAGACATCATATCCTGGTCAAAAGACTTCTTAGAACTGCCAAACAAAGAGTTAGGAGACAAACCTGTATGTCCTTATGCTAAAAAAGCTAGGATATCTGGGCAAGTTAATATAGTTGTAGAGGAATCTGGAGAAAAATTACTACAAACAGTTGTTAACCAATGTAATAAGTTTACAGAATCTGGTAAAAAGATCTGTATTGTAGCATGTCCAGACTTAGAAGTAACAGCAGACGAGCTAGATAGCTATGCTCATGCACTAAACCATGTATTTGTGCCACAGGATATATACCTGATGGCATCACACCCAGGCGATAACCTTGAACCTGTAGAGTTTTTAGAGAATACAGACTGGGAATCAGACAACGAGTTTCTTATGGTGCTTATTCAGCCATTCGAAGAGTTAGAAAAAGCAAGTTCTAACTTAAATAAAATAGGATTCTATAAATCTTGGCCACAAGACTACTATGAATCCACAGTAACTAAACGCAAAACTTATAGGAGATTACTATGCGAGGAATGAAGAAAACGGCTAAGAATAAAAAGAATATGAAAAAGCCAATGAAGAAAAAAAATACTAAAAAAAAAGTAATAAAACTGTAAAGAACAAAAAATCAACTAAGAAAAAAGGTTTACTAATATTGATAACATGATGACATTTACACAACTAGCAGATTTACTTAATAAAAAGTCTAAGGAGCAAGCCCATGCAATTAGATCAAGATCTACCCGAAGAGCAAAACAAATCAAAAAAGAAAATAGACCTAATGTGTAAACACTGCGAACATAGTTGCCATTGTAGTAATGGAGGACAATGTTCTGTATGTAAATGTTCAAACTGCGAGCATAATGCATTAGATGATTTTTATAATAGGCTAAATAATGGCGAAGAAAAGCACAGTAAATAAAGCAGGCAATTATACACAGCCTGGAAAAAGAAAACGTATATTCAATAGAATTAAAGCACAAGCCTCTCATGGCACAGCTGCTGGTAAGTGGTCTGCTCGTAAGGCACAGGCACTAGCTAAAGCATATAAAAAAGCAGGAGGAGGATATAAATAATGCTTAAAGGTAATCAAAAGAAATTAGATAAAAATAAAGATGGTAAAATTTCAAAAATAGACTTTAAATTATTAAAGAAAAAGAAAAAAAATGGCACTAAAAAAAAGTCAAAGAAGTTTAAAAGCATGGGGTAAACAAAAGTGGCGAACTAAGTCAGGGAAAAAATCTTCTGTAACTGGTGAACGCTATCTTCCTGAAAAGGCTATTAAAGCATTATCATCATCAGAATATGCTGCGACCACAAAAGCAAAACGAAAGGCTAAAGCAAAAGGTAAACAAGTTTCTAAACAGCCAAAAAGTATTGCAAATAAAGTAAGAAAGTATAGAAAGTTTTCATAATGGCAAAGACCCCAGCATGGCAGAGAAAAGAAGGCAAGAATCCTAAAGGTGGATTAAATGCTAAAGGTCGTGCGTCTTATAATAAAGGAAAAACTAAAACAGGAAAGAAACGTAATCTTAAAGCACCTAGTAAAAAGGTAGGAAATAAAAGAAGAGCGTCTTTTTGTGCAAGAATGAAGGGTATGAAGAAAAAGTTAACTTCTAAAAAAACAGCTAATGACCCTAATAGTAGAATTAATAAATCATTAAGAGCATGGAATTGCTAAAGGAGATAATATGGAAAAAATTAATTGGATAAAAGATAAGATAATAGCTATGCCAAGGCATAAGCAAGCTGCACTAGCTATTTGTGTTGTAGCATTAGTTCTTATTGTAGTATGCTCTTAGACAAAAAAGAAACAACAGAATTAACTGAGAAGCAAAAACTATTTCTATCTGCTTTATTTGGTGAGGCTAATGGTGAACCAAGAACAGCAGCTGAAATTGCTGGCTATGCTCCCACCTCATATCCAAAAGTGGTACAAGGTTTAAAAGACCAAATCATAGAACGTGCCGAAATGGTATTAGCAGCACATTCACCCAAAGCTGCAATCAGCATGGCCAATGCAATTGACGATGACGGATCCATACCTGGTGCTAATATTAGAATGGAAGCAGCTAAACAAATATTAGATAGAGTGGGACTAGTTAAAAAAGAAAAAATAGATATTAATGCAAAAGTTGCACATGGAATATTTATACTACCCCCAAAAGAAGCATGACACTAGGACTTAAAAAAAGAGTATCAAGAACAATTCCTTTTGGTTATAAAGTTAATGAAGAGGATGATAAAGTATTAGAGCCAATTCCAGAAGAACTTGAAGCTATAGAACAGGCAAAAAATTATATTAAAAGCTGTTCCTATCGAGAAGTTGCTGGATGGATGCAAAGAAAAACAGGCAGATATATTTCTGCTCCAGGTTTAAGAAAGGTGCTATCAAGAAGTGAATGATGTCCCACCGCCTAAACCTAAAAAGAAAAAAGTAGCTAAAGCAAAAAGATCAGCAAAGGCTAGCATTAGTGATATAGCTAAACAAGTACAAAAAGCAAAAGATAATTATCATAATGCACAAAAGAAATTAAAAAATAAAAAAGAAGCTATACAAAAAGCTGATAATATATTAGAGAATAAAGAAAATATATTTGTTGAAGAAGAATTAGATAACGTTCCACTAAATGTAAAAGAGGCTGTTAAAGAACAAGAAGTAATCTTTAAACCAAATGAAGGGCCTCAAACACAGTTCTTAGCAGCATCTGAACGTGAAGTATTTTATGGTGGAGCAAGAGGTGGTGGTAAGTCATATGCAATGCTTATTGATCCACTACGATATTGCGATAGGCAAAAACATAGAGCACTATTAATTAGACGTTCTATGCCTGAGTTGAGAGATTTAATAAATCATTCTCAACAATTGTATCCAAAAGCGTTTCCTGGAGCTAAATGGAGAGAGCAGGAAAAAGAATGGAGATTTCCATCAGGTGCTAAAATAGAATTTGGATATGCTGAAAACACTACTGACGCACTTAGATATCAAGGTCAGTCTTATACATGGATTGGAATTGATGAGTTACCACAATATTCAACTCCTGATATCTATAACTTTCTAAGATCATCTCTTAGATCAGTTGATCCAGATATACCAGTGTTTATGAGAGCAACAGGTAACCCGGGAAATGTAGGATCTACTTGGGTAAAAGAAATGTTTGTAGATCCAGCGGTGCCTAATACAAAGTTTGATATTGATATACAAACTCCAGTTGGTAATAAAAAGATAACAAGACGTTTTATACCAGCTAAGTTACAAGATAATCCATATCTGATGCAAACAGAGGATTATTATATTATGCTAGCTTCTTTGCCTGAAGTGCAAAGAAAACAATTTTTAGATGGAGATTGGGGAGCGTATGAAGATGCAGCTTTCCCAGAGTTTAACAAAGCGGTTCATGTTTTAGAACCATTTGAACTACCTAGAAACTGGCATAAGTTTAGGGCATGTGACTGGGGATATTCTTCACCTGCTTGTGTATTATGGTTTGCTATAGATTTTGATAATAATTTATATATCTATAGAGAATTGTACACAAAAAAAGTTACAGCAGATTTATTTGCACAACAAGTTTTAGATTTAGAACATAAAGAATATATAAGATATGGAGTTCTAGATTCAAGTACTTGGGCACGAAGAGGTGATGTTGGTCCAAGTATTGCAGAAACGATGATCAACACAGGATGTAGATGGAGACCATCGGATAGATCACCAAGAAGTCGTATCAACGGTAAACTGGAAATACACAAACGACTATCTGTTAGAGAAAAAGATAATGAAAAAAAACCATCATTATTTATTTTTAACAACTGTGTAAATTTAATACGAACACTACCACTTTTACCATGTGATAAAAACAATCCAGAAGATGTTGATACGCACGCAGAAGATCATGCATATGATGCTTTACGATATGGATGTATGTCTCGCCCCATTAATCCACACGGAATAGGAATAGATGGCTTTGGAAAAGTTCAGTCATTTCAACCAGCAGATAGGATATTTGGATATTAATGGATATAGATGGAAAAAAATTAAGAGTTGGATTTCAAGATCTAACAATTGAAATAAAAGATGCAGATTTTAGAACAGACAATCTTACAGATTGCTATGGTCATTATCTGCAAAGAGAAAATAAAATACAAATAAATACAAATTTAGAAACACATGATTTGTTAAACACAGTTATTCATGAATGTTTACATGCATGTGCATACGTTGGTGGGCTTACAACTAAATCTAATCCATTATCAGATGAAGATAAAGAAGAAGTTGTTACTAATACATTAGCTAACCAAATACATATTGTCTTACGAGATAATCCATGGCTCTTAAAATTTATACAAGAGTCACTATCAAAAA